TTAAGGCATTTACAGCCGTAACCAATTCAATTATTAGGTTTTCTAATGCACTTGGAAGTGCCACAAATATTTATGAAAAAATGTTCGGCGACAAAAGAACGATTGAGTCAATAAATAAAGAAATAGCCAGCACAGTTCAGCACATTGAAATGCTTGCAAATATAAGCAAAGGAAATGTTCCTTTGATAGCATCACAAGCCCCACAGGTTGCAAAATTAGAGTTAACAATATTAGCTCTTAAGGAATTAATATCGACCGGGGAAGTTTTAAGCACGAATCCGATAACACCACAAATTGATGATTCCGCAGCCCTAGAAATCCTTGATAGTTTAGAAGCCAGGTTATCAAAAATAACCGACAGTAACGTAGTTACAGACGTAAGCACGACAGGTTCAACATTAGTCGATCTAACCCCAAAACCTACCGCTGACAAACACGCGCGGGAATACGAACAAGCCTTAGATCATGATCGACGAATGGTTGAATTTCGCAAAAAAATTGCTGCGCGTGAAGAAATGGACCGAAATAAATCGATTGAGTTAACGCATCAATATTTAGCCAAACAATCAGCGATTCAAAAAGCTGCAAAGCAAAAAGATTTTGGTGATTTAAAAGAGGAAGGGAAAAACACTTTATCAGCGTTGAGCGGAAGCTATAAAGCGGCTTTTGATTTGAATAAATCATTTGCATTAAAAGATGCGTTGATCAATACCTATAAATCAGTGTCAACAGCCCTGGCTTCTGTACCTTTCCCATTAAACTTAGGGTTTGCTGCAATTGCTTTAGCTAACGGCATGGCTCAAGTGCAATCGATTCGCTCCACTCAATTCCGTGCAAATGGTGGACCCACTAGCGCTGGAAGCCCATATATTGTGGGGGAGCGGGGCCGGGAGCTTTTCGTGCCAAATACGGCAGGAACTATTGTCTCTAATGATCAAATGGGTGGGGGCAATTTCACTATCAATATTAGCGCAAATGACACCGCCGGGTTCGATGAATTATTGACCAAACGGCGCGGCACGTTAATGAATATTATCAATCAGTCATTAAATGAGCGCGGGAGGCCGGCACTAGCATGAGTTATCCCACAACCCCAAAGTTTAACGCTATAAATCTACAATCGGAAAGCCCGACTTTATTTTCTGAAACGGTCAGCGGTCGTATGCAAAGCCGAAAAATTAGTGGACAAAAATGGACGTTTACGGCAACTTACCCGCCATTAACCAGGAGCGAATTTAACCCCGTTTTTGCGTTTACAGTTTTGCAAAGTGGACGCCATGGAGTGTTTACAGTAACACCGACAGAGATAAGCACTAGCAGCGGCAACCCCAGTGGCACGGTGACGTGTTCGGCGGCTGCCCTGGGCGCTACGTCGGTCACAATCGCAGGGCTTACAGGGGCTTTAAAAGCCGGTGACGTGGTTAAGTTCTCAGGCCATGACAAAGTTTATATGCTGACCGCCGACCGCTCTGGCAATGGTGCAATGGCCTTTACGCCGGCATTAATAACAGCCGTCACAACGTCAGACACAGTTATTTATATTAATGTGCCTTTCACAGTTAGATTAGCCAATGATGTGCAAGGTTATCAACTAGGCGCTGGCATGTTTTACAAATACGAAGTCGATTTTATAGAGTCTTTGTCATGAGCAGGGGTATTCATTCAGACGTAATAACAGAGCTAGCCAAAGACGCTTTTAATATGGCGCACTTAGTTAGTATTGATTTTTCAACCCCTGTTTATTTAACTGATTACTCCCACGACATTGTTTTTAGCAATAATACATATAGCTCTAGCAGTCATCTTTTGGGAATGGCTGATGTTAACGAAACTTCAGACGCACAAATAGGCACTTTCACTATTAACCTGTCCGGTGTAAATCAGACATTTATTGCAATATTACTTAGTGAAAATTACATCGATCGTGGCGTGGTGATAAGCCGAGCAATTTTAAATAGTGCTGGTGCAATAATTGGCGTTCCAATTCCCTTATACAAAGGTCGTATAGATGGCTTTGCGATTAAAGATGATAAAAGCACAAGCCAGATTAATCTATCAACCGCCTCGCACTGGTCAGACTTTGAGAAAGAAAGTGGTCGCCGAACAAATCATAACAGCCAGCAAATATTTTTCCCTGGCGACAAAGGATTTGAGTTTGCATCTAGCGCCGTAAAAGATATTAAGTGGGGGCGCAAATAATGGGTTTCTTTATTAGTTTAATCGCCTCAGTTGTTGCATCTTGGTTAACGACTGCAATAATTTCTAGCAAATCTCAACGCGAAAGAGAATCAGAATCAGGTACAAAAGTTAACAAGCAGTCTAATATTTCTCAATTACCGGTTGTTTATGGCGAAAGAAAGATTTCGGGCACTCGCGTATTTGTGGCATCCAGCGGTAGTGACAACACATATTTATATATTATCCTGGCACTTTGTGAGGGTGAAATAAACAGCATAGGCGATGTCTATATAGATGATAAATTAAGCACAGATTTTTCTAGTGGCTTAGTTAATATTACTAAATATTTAGGCACGGACACTCAAGCAGCGGACTCTATTTTTGTCAACGCATCGATTGGCTGGACAGGAAACCACACTTTAAAAGGCGTTGCCTATTTGGCGGTTAGGCTAAAATGGAATGCTGATGCTTTTAGTGGCATACCCAACATTGAAGCAGTGGTTAAAGGCCGTAAAATCTATAATGGTTCAACAATTGCGTACAGTACAAACCCAGCTTGGGTTCTGCGCGACTATTTAACCAACAGTCGATTTGGAAAGGCACTGCCGGCTAGCTTTATTAATGATGCTCAGTTTTCTGCCGCTGCCACAAAATGCGATGCCATGGTGACACCCTATACAGGCGGCACACAGCAAAAGATTTTTGAATGTAATGTCATACTAAAAACCGATCAAACAGTTTTGCAAAATACCAAAATTATATTGTCAGGTTTTAGAGCTTTGATGCCATACCAAAATGGCAAATACGGCGTAATAGTCGAGGATCAAGGGTCGAGCAGCTTTGCTTTTAACGAAAAAAACATTGCTGGAAGTCTGAGCATTCAGGGTGTAACAAAAAAGGCCCGGTTTAACCGAGTTACAGCCGTTTTTGATAATCCTAACGCTAATTGGCAGAGTGACCAAATACAATACCCTGAATCTGGCAGTACAGAAGCCGCTCAATATCTCTTAGCCGATGGCGGTGTTGAGCTAGAGGCGAGAATAAATTTAAACACCGTTACTAATGTATACATGGCTCAAGACATTGCGGAAATTACATTAAAAAGAAGCCGGATCGGTCTATCGTGTAAGTTCACAGCAACCAGTGAGGCTTTAAATTGTGCAGTCGGCGACATTGTAGACGTTACGCATTCAACCCCTGGATGGTCTGCAAAGACTTTCCGCGTTAATGCTCTTTCGTTAAAAATGGATGGTACTGTCTCGGTTGAATTAATCGAACATCAAGATAGCATCTATCCGTGGTCAACCAAGACCGCAGCGCAAAACATACCAGGCACAAACTTACCTAATCCTTTTTCTGTTGCTGCCCCATTGCCTAATAATATAACCGAAGAGTTATACACAACTGTTAACTCTAAAGGTACACAATCCAGAGCGTTTTTTTCTTGGGCCGCACCCAATGATGCCTTTGTCGTTGCGTATGAGGCAGAGTACAAAATAAACGGCTCGGCAAATTATATATTTATTGGCGTAACCAGTGCATTAGAGGCGAGAATCGATGACATACCAGCGGGGCAATATGACTTTAGAGTTAGATCAATAAACTCTATGGGGGCTAAATCTGATTATGCCTCCATAAATAACAAAACGATCTCAGGGTTGACCGCTGTACCCGGCGACGTTAATAATTTTTCTATCCGGGCACTTGATGGGCAATGTCATTTAAGCTGGGCAAGAATAACAGATTTAGACGTAATTAATGGCGGGTATGTTCGCATACGTCACAGCCCATTAACAGCAAACGCGACCTGGGAAGATGGGCAAGACATTGGCGAAGCCATTGCCGGCAGCCAAACCGCAACCGTTTTGCCACTATTGGCCGGCACATACATGGCCAAAGCGGTGGACGAAGGTGGGCGATTTAGCACAAATGCAAAATACGCCGTAACCACGGTGCCTAACATTATCGACTTTAATGCAGTAGTAACAGCCACGGAAAACCCGTCATTTTCTGGTGCGAAAAACAATATGATCGTGGTTAATAACATTTTAAAACTTGAAGGTTCCCCGCGTTTTTTATTAACCGAGGCTAGTGATTTTTTGATTGCAGAAGATGGCAAAAAGTTAACGCGCGAAATTGGCGATGTTGGAGTAATTGAAAGCAGCGGGTCTTATTATTTTGCAAATTCGCTTGATTTAGGCTCAATTTATACAAGCCGACTTACTGCCAAAATTAATTCTTCCGTGTCGCTTGTTTCAGATTTAATTGATTACAGAATAGCAAATATAGATACCTGGCAAAATTTCGATGGTGCATCCAGTGATGCAATTACGGCAATTTTAGAATTAAGAACCACGGCAAACAACCCCGCATCAAATCCAACATGGACAGATTGGGCACCGTTTTTAGTAGGCGATTATCACGCCAGGGCATACGAGTTTAGAGTGATGGTTACTAATACAGATTCAACTTATAACATTAATATTACCACTCTAGCTGTAACGGTTGATATGCCCGACCGAGTAGAAAAAGCCAGCGATTTATCGGTGTCTGCAAGCAGCACAGCGGTGTCATTTGGTAGCAATTTTAAAGCGGTCCCCGTCATTGGCGTGACAATGAACGATTCAAATAGCGGCGATTATTTTAGGGTAACAAGCAAAGCGCGAACTGGTTTTACGGTCCAGTGTTTTAATTCATCTAACACAGGCATTGCAAGGTCGATTAACTGGCAAGCAATTGGCTATGGCAAAGAGGCAGCATAATGGCACAACACGATTATGACATAGCAAACGGGACCGGCGCAGCCGTAAGGACAGATATTAATAATGTCCTGGACGCTGTGGTTAGCACAAACAGCGGAAGCAGCGCACCAAGCACCACTTATAGTTATCAGCAGTGGGCAGATACTTCTGCAGGGCTGTTAAAGATTCGCAACGGCGCGAACAATGCCTGGGTGACGGTGGGCACATTAGATGCTGCAAACCTTGGTTTAGCCACACTAGCCAGCCCGACATTGACCGGCAACCCTAAATCAGTGACGCCAGCAACCGGAGACAATGATACTAGCATTGCTACAACGGCCTTTGTTAAAACATTAGTCGATTCGGCAGTTGCAACGGCAGTGGGTAATTTGACGGATGCCCAAATGCCAGCAGGTTCAATTTTACAAGTGGTTGAGGTTCCGCAATCTTTGACCAATAGTTTAGAAATTACAGCATCAAGTGTATTGGTTGGCAGTCAAATGAACGTATCAATTACACCATCAAGCGCGGCAAACAAGATACTGGTTCAATTTAATGTCAACTGTCAAGCAACCAATGGGTACTACACTGCGGTTGGTGTTACTGTTTTTCGCGGTTCAGGAGTTAACACAAGTTTAAGTGGGACTAATTTAGCTGGGGGCGGTGGTCAAAACACGACAGGTGTTTTTTGCATTCACAATGCTGGGATGGGTTCTAATTTATCATCTGATAATTGTCTTTCCGCTAGCGTCATTGATTCACCCTCAAGCACTTCAAGCGTTACTTATACAATTGCATTTAGAAAGATGGATATCTCAGGCCAAGCAAGGCTTGGGGCTAGAGGGGCATTTTCAACTATGACACTCATGGAAATTAAGGGATAATCATGGCAGACGTAAAAATAAGCGAATTACCGGCACTCACCTCACCCGACGGTGCGGAAGAGTTAGTTGTTAATGATGGCGGCACGACTAAAAAAATCACGATAGCTAATGCGATTGCAACTGCACTCGCTAAAGCTGGTGGAGCTATGACGGGCGTTATTTCTAACTTCACCTCTACAGGTATTGATGATAATGCTACGAGCACAGCGATTACCATTGATGCGGCTGAAAACGTGCTTGTTGGTAAGTCTTCACAAGCTAGTAGTTCATCTGGTTGCGAATTACTTTCTAATGGAACGGCTCAGTTTACAAGAGATGGTAACTCTGGTTTAAGAATTAATCGATTAACTTCGGATGGTGAGCTTATACGTCTTAGCAAAGACGGCACTACGGTGGGTAGTATAAACACTGGGTCATCAAGAATAGGTTTATCTAGTGGCGACACAGGAATTATGTGTGCTGCCGACCTTGATGCCATATACCCTCTGAACGCTTTATCGGGGAGAGATGCTGCTATTGATCTAGGTTTAGCAGGGGTACGATTCAAAAACCTATACCTAAGCGGTCAAATAAACACTGGTAAAGTCTTGCTCAACGACAACGGCAACTCAACAATAGCAGGGCTTCAACTAGGAAATCAGGGTATAGGTTTATCTGTTCCAACGACAGACACTATGCATTTTTTAACTGCTGACCAAACTAGAATGATGATCAGCTCCACTGGCAACGTAGGTATTGGTGTAGTTCCCAGCACTAGTTGGCACTCAAACCATGTAGCTCTACAACTGGGTGGTGGTAAAGATGGTTTTATATCAGCACCAAAAGGTCAGAACATCGGTCGTATGTTTATGGGTGTTAACGCAG